ATCTCCATATTCTACCCATTGACTATCATTAAACCAATCTCTAGTATTTTTCATTAATGCTCTAATTGCATTATTCAAATTACTAGGTAACATTCCCTCCGCTACGCTAATAGTATTTAATGATGTGTTACTTGCTTGTGTTGTTGAATAATCTTTAATATTTGTTGTCATTTAATCTCCTATAAACCATGCAAACGCTTTATTGTTTTCTTTATTTTTTTGATTTACTAAAACATTTACAGCTTCTTCTACTTGTCTTTGAAAAAATTCTTGTGTATCTAAACTGTATCTAACATTATCTATATCAGTTCTATCTGTCATCTTCTACCTGCTCTTGAGGCTATTAAATCAACTCCTTGAGCATGATTCCAGACTTTGCCACTTGCAATTTTAACATTAACTCTAACATATCTTCCGGATTCTCTTACCGGTACAGATCCGCTAGTTACCATAGAATTATAACTAGATGTTGAAGTAGTATCAGCTAATCTTTCTCTAGTTGTTATAGCAACTGTAGAAATAGCATCAACAATTGGTCTGACTTCGGTTATATCCGACCTTAATCCAGGAAACAACTCTATTTCTTTAGTTTCTAATTCTACTTCATTCGAATCGCCAGAAAATATTGCTGCTTTTTTGTTACTATCTACTGCACCTAGATATAATTGTCCGCCTTGCCAAAAGTCCGTATCTAAAGAAATATTAATATTTTCTAAATTTTCCGATATTAAGTCCATAGTTTCAACAGTATATGCCCCAACAAACTGGGTAAATATAGTAGAAGCTGAAGCGTCTGCAATAGACCATTTTTCGGTTACATAATTATATATAATAACTCTATCGCAAATTCCTGTTGTATTACTTGTATTATTAGAAGATGGATAAAGCCAAATAGCTAATTGATTAAATGGGTCAACCGCAGCGGTAATTCTATCGCTAAATGCTTTGTTTAAATCGGTATCAAAAAATCTATTTACTTTTTCAGCTCCTATTGGTTTAACTTGATCTCCATTAACTTCAAAAAATCCATCGTCAGCGTAAAAGAAAGCTCTTCTATTATCTTGACAAACAGTTTTTCCATAAGTTGCACCTCTATTGGGCGATATAACTGAAAATCTGAATACAGTAGCCCCACCAACATAATCCATTCTTATAATTTCGTTTTGTCTAAATACATAACCATATTCTCCAGAAGTTATAGCTACAACTTGTCCTCCAGAACCAGGTAAATCCTGATAATCTGCTTGTTTAGTTCCAGGTGTCCATGAAGTAATATCATTTAATCCTGACCATTGTACTCTATTTCTAGTTTCGGTATCTGGGGTTGTTGAATAATCTATTATATTTCCTGTAACTAAAAAATCTCTAATCACTCCTGAAACTCTAAAAGTAGGTGGTGTTCCTGCAGTTGAAATTGTGCTTAAATTTGCAAATCCTGTTGAAGTTCCCATTAAAAAATATTGTGGGGCATCTACGCCATTACTTGCAATTATATAATCGCCAAATTGGGTAAAGCTAACAAAGTCAGTACTACTACCGGTTAAAGGTGTTCCGCCTGTAAAATTTGTTGTTGTTAGTCTTGTTGTATCGGAAGAAACATTAGTTAAATTATCTCTACCAACGGCAGCTCTTGTTACTGTAACCACCGCTGATACTACTGTTGCTGAAAAATCAGCATGACCATTAATAGTATTTTTTAAATTTGTAGCGGTAGTATCATTATTTGTTTGTACTTGAAATTCATTTGTAGATGGACTTCCGGTAGATGAAGTAAATACAATAGTCGTACCATCATTTTTTTTTAAAGTAATAGTTTTTCCAGCACCAATATTTGCGTAGTCAGAAACTGTAATTGTGCAAGTAGCGTATGAATTAGTTAATACTTTCCCACCTGCTCCAACATCAGTAAAAGCACCAGATGTTAATTGATAAATAGTATCTTCCGTTGCTGCAAAATTAAATGGTAAATTTTTTGTAGAACGGAAAGAACCAGCACCCTTTGAATCTTTTGCAATAGTACCGGAAGCTCCACCGGAATCAGCTGAATAAGCAACTAAAGACGGAAAAGGTTTATAAGAATTAATAGCATAATAAACATTCTTTGCAGTATTTGCTCCAGGATTTAGATGTGGTGGCTGATCAGGAAGCCATTCGCCAAAAGGTATTTGCATTTATATATCCTAATTATTATTAGTAGTTACTCTATAAGTTTGATTGAAAGGTGCAGAAACAGTTGTGTCTGATCTGATTTGCAAAGGAGAACCGCTAAATTGGTCTTCTTTATCGTTTCTTTCAATTCTTTCTAAAGCCGTAACATAATTCTGTTGCCATTGTTGTAATTTACTTGGTTCAATACCGCCTAAAAAATTAGCAGCATGGTATAAAGAACCATATAAATAAACAGCTGGGTGATTCGTTAAAATAAAATTTGAAGTATTTGTTGAAGATAAAGCGTCTATGCTTTTGTAATAATTTAAAACTCCTGTGTAAGAAGAATCAGGCGAAGGTGCAAATCTAAAAGTATCGCCAAGTATAGTATAAGTAACCGGTTTTCCTGTTGTTGATGAACCTTTAATCTGATCCATTTGTGGTGGGGTCATATAAGTTAATGCGTATTTTGTTCCACCTTCTAAAATATAAAAATCTCTTACTTGTAAAAATCCTGTTGGTAACGCTTCTGTTTCACTATCAATAGTAATATTGACTTGTGCAATCATTTCTCTAATTCTTAATTTTGAATTGTAATCTGCTTCTACTAATTTAATAAAATCGTCAGATATTTCGGAAGTTAAATCAGAACGATTTAACCAATTAGCAATAGAAGTGTTTAAATCTGAATAACTACTTAATGCCATTATAACCTACCCTCAGCTGTTCTAAAATATTTAAACTCACTACTATTTAATTTTTTTTTCATAATTTTTTTTTGTGTTTCTTTAGGTAAAGCAAACCAATTATTAGTTCCATTATATTCATTAGCCCATACTTGCAAAGCTAAAGTTGGTATAGAAGCAACTCTTTTTAAGTCCCTAGATTTAGAATAGCCGTCATTTAAGTTATATAGTCTTTTATTATTTTTGATGTGTGGATCTATATTAACTTCTTCTTTAACTACTATTTGTTTTTCTTTTTCATCTAATAAAAAAGTTTCTTTTTTTAAACCATCAACTTTAACATCTTTTCTCATTATCCTTGACCTCTACTTTTTTTTCTAGTGTATTTTTTATTAGGTCTTTTGGAATGTCTGCCAGGTCTTTTTCTAGGTTTTTCTCTTTCGAACCATGCAGTACCAAATTGACTTTTTTTCTTTTTAGCCACTAGCCAGACATTTCAGTAACGAACAAATCTCCACTTGTAGAAGTATTTCTAATAGCAGCAATTTTTTCGCCAGGTGAAACTTTTATAATCTCATAATCTCCGGCATGAAGATAAGCACCACTTGTTGTAGCTGTAGGAGAAACTGCTATTGCATAATGGCAACTATGAGTAGTTGCTATTCTTACATATTGCGTTTGACTTCCAAAAGCTGTTGAACAAGCTACTGAAGAAGCTGTAAATGAAACTTTTTGTGAAGCTCCAGGTCTTAAAGCGTAATTATAACTCATTTTTTTTTCCTTTATTAGTATGGGGAATCTTCCGCTAGGCTGATCCCCCAATAGTCTTATATATTATTATCTTCTAATAACAAAAGTTATTTCCATTTTAGAAGCATTAGTTGAACCACCGTTTGTAATACATTCGATAGTTCCATCTTCTTCTACTCTATTAAGAGCAGTTGGCGATGCAGTTGCTACTCTACCAGCAGAACCAGAAGCCGTATGACTTATAGCTCCACCTGTAACCGCAACTCCGCCTATTTCAAAAGAAATAGCAGCAGTTCCAGTAGTAGTTGCTTTGTTGTGTGAGATAATTTTTACTATTCTTCCACCATCAGGCACACAAACAAAAGTTGAAGAAGCAGTTGATACATCAGGAATTGCTGATGTAATAAAATAATCGTTAAGTGTTCTCATTTTTTTTCTCCGTTTGTCGTTCCGTCTATAACCTTTTTAAGACTTCAACATTTGGTTGATTGAATGGGGTGTAATTATAAACAAGGTTACACCCCAAACAATATTATTATTATGAAGTAGTTAAGTCTGTAACTAATCCACTAGATTTTTCGTTTCTTGCCTCAAGAGTGTATTCAGCAACTAAAAATCTCTGATCTGCGTCTTTTGTTTGTGCAGGAGTTTGAAGTTTGAAATCTCTTAAGAAAGCAACCGCCCACATATCCATTTCAAGGATAAGTGCGTCCTGACCGATTTTAGCAGCAGTACCATTGGCACCTCTGATAAATCTGTTAGGGGCAACTTGCATAGTTCCGAAATCTGACTCATATACATCAATAGAAGTAATTAATCTTCTATCTTCTGCAGCGTCAAATCTAGTAGAACCACCAGTAAAGCCAGACAGTTTTTGTTTATTGAAAGCACCAACCATAATCATATTAGGGTTTCCACCTTCGTTAAAACAACTTCTCAAAACGCCTTTTAACTGATCTTCAGTAAAAGCTCTTTGAGTGCCGTCTGTTCTGATAGCACCGTTTCCAGCACCTGATCCGCCTGTTCCAGCGTCAACATTAGTTTCAATCCAAGTTTGGCAACCGCCTAACTTTCTTGAAGTTGTTGCGTTTCCAGCTGCTTTTGCAACATTAGATAAAAGAGCAGTTTCCATATCTCTTTTTAATTCTTTTGCTGCTTTTGCAACTTGGTAAGCTAATTCATTAGCTCTACCAGCTGAAGTTACGGCTTCGTTTGTTCCAGAAACTTGCACACCTTTTGTAGATATTTGAGTGTAGTTTTCTTCTTTAGTTGTTGCTGACATAGTTCCGTAAGAAATATCAGCTCCCTCAACAGCATGGTTTGCTGCAACTGCAGACAAAGCATCAGTTTGCCATTGGTGGGAAGTGTTTGTTGCTTTTGCTTTAGCAACGCCAGACATAAAAGGTGTCTCTGTTGGGGAAATCGAATAAATGATGTCCGCTAGGTCTTCTCTTATGCCGACTGTTTGGTATGTTTGATATACAGCCATTTTTTTCTCCGTTTAGGTTATTGTTTATATATATCGCAATAACAAATCCGT